AAGCACCCAGCACATAAGTTTGAAAACTTTGAAGAAGAAGTTCAGTATATTATTAATCATGAACGCAGAAATAAGTTCATAAGAAATCTTGCATTAGATCTTAAAGGAAATACTCTGGTTCTTTTTGCAAGAGTTGAAGGTCATGGTGAACCACTATATCACATGATAAATAATAATACGGTTGATGAAAGACAAGTATTTTTTGTCCATGGTGGAGTAGTTACAAAGGATCGAGAACAAGTAAGGGAGATTACTGAAAAAGAAAATAATGCGATTATTGTTGCATCTTACGGAACATTCAGTACAGGAATTAATATCAAGAATCTCCATAATGTCATTTTTGCTTCTCCATCCAAATCTAGAATTCGAAATCTCCAGTCTATTGGAAGGGTTCTTAGAAAAGGTAACAATAAAACCAAAGCGACTCTCTATGACATTGCTGACGACATATCCTACAAATCCAGGAGGAACTATACACTTAATCATCTAATCGAAAGAATTAAAGTTTATAACGAAGAGAATTTTAATTACGATATTGTAAACATACCAATAAAGAACTAATATGGGAGATGAATTTTACGCAATTATAAAACTAGTATCTGGAGAAGAAATATTATCTTTAGTTTGTCCTGATGAAAATAATGGTGATTCTTTATTAATTTTACAGAATCCCATTACTATGAAGATGTTAGAAACTCCTCATGGTATTCGTATTAAAGTAAAGTCGTGGATGGAATTATCTGATGATGATTTCTTTATTATTAGGCAAGATAAAATTATTACTATGACTGAGACTAAAGATAAAAGAATTATAGAAATTTACAATAGTTACATTGAAGATGAAGAATACTCTACTGAAGAACCCATTGGTAAAATTAAACTATCTAAAAAGATGGGATACTTATCAACAGTAGAAGAAGCAAGAAAGACTCTAGAGAATATCTTTAATCTAGAAGATACTAAAGAAAGCTAAGCCCCTCTCTTTAACCCTAACAAAGGTATTCTACTGATAATCAAGGGTTCTGTCAAGCCCCCTAAAAAGTGTGGTATAATTAAGATAACTTATACCTTAAAGAGTAATGGATTATGCCCAAAAAGAAATCAGAACATTATGTAAACAATAAAGAGTTATTGGAAGCAATAATCGTTTATCGTACTAAGGTAGAAAAATCATACAAAAAGACTTTCAATAGAGACCTTACGGAACAACCAAGACAGGAAAGAGGTAAGAGGTGGGAAGGTAAACCCTTAATTCCAAATTACCTTGGAGATTGTTTTTTAAAGATTGCCACTCATCTTTCATATAAACCAAACTTTGTGAACTATATGTTCAGGGAAGATATGATTTCTGATGGTATTGAGAACTGTGTTCAGTATATTCATAATTTTGATCCAGAGAAATCAAAAAATCCATTTGCATATTTTACACAAGTAATTCACTTTGCATTTGTTAGGAGAATTCAAAAAGAAAAGAAGCAGTTGGATATTAAAACTAAGATTATCGAGAGGACTGGTTTTGATGAAGTTATGATGGTCGATGATAGTTTGCTTTCTGGACATAGCTCGGACTACAATACAATTAAGGATAATATTCAATATAGGAATCGTTAATAAATAATTTTAAAAAAAAATACTCTAATGAATTTCAAATCTTTTTTGGAAAATATTGACCCAAATCAACTTAAACAAAAACAAAAAGATCAACTTTCTTCTTTTGAAAAAGATAATGAAGATGAACAAAAAAACCAAAAACAAAAAAATGAAATAATGAATACAAATAAAAGAAAGAAAGAACTTAGAGATAAATTAAAAAATGCGGGAATTAACGACCCGTATGGACTTTTGGATGATGAATAATTGAATTAAACTAGCAAACAAATAATTATGAGCAAAATTGCGATTATTACTGATACTCATTATGGTGCAAGAAAAGGTTCTAAGCACCTGCATGACTATTTTGAGAAATTCTATAATGATGTATTCTTCCCTACTTTAGAAGCAGAAGGAATTGATACCGTTATTCATATGGGTGATGCTTTTGATAGTCGTAAATCAATTGACTATCAGAGTCTTGAGTGGTCAAAGAGAGTTGTATTTGATAGACTCAAAAACTGTAATGTTCATATGATTATTGGTAATCATGATTGTTATTATAAGAATACTAATAATGTAAACTCTCCAGAACTTCTCTTACAAACTTATAATAATATAAAGACATATAGTGAAGTATCAGAGATTACGTTAGATAAATTAAAAATACTGTTTATACCTTGGATTAATGCAGAGAACTTTGAGAATACTGTCAAACTTATTAAAGATACAACTAGCATATGTGCGATGGGGCACCTTGAGCTCAATGGATTTAGAGCTCATCGTGGACACGTCATGGAAGACGGTATGGACAGCAAACTATTTGAGAAGTTCGAAAAGGTATTCTCGGGACACTATCACACTCGATCAGACAACGGAAAAATCTTCTACTTAGGAAATCCTTATGAGATGTATTGGAACGATGTAAATGATACAAGAGGATTTCATATCTTTGATACGGAAACCCTCACCCATACTCCAATTAACAATCCTTATAAATTATTTTATAATATCTATTATGAAGATACCAATCATAAACTCTTTAATGCAACTGAATATAGTAACAAAATTGTAAAAGTTATTGTTCGCAAAAAAACAAAACCAAAAGATTTTGAGAAGTTTATTGATAAACTTTATACTGCTGGAGTTCAAGATTTAAAGATCATAGAAAATTTTCAAATTGTAGAATCTGAAGAATTTGAAGTTAGTGAAGATGAAAATACGATATCTATTTTGAATAGGTATATTGAAGAGTCTGAATTTGATCTTGATAAAAACATTATCAAAGGTATCTTCCAAGATTTGTATAGTCAGGCTTGCGAAGTTGAGTAAATGTTTCTTTTAACACTTCAAGATAAAAAAGATGATGGTGCTTATGCCGTTCAGGATAAGAATGGAAATAAAGTGTTATTTTTATTTGAAGAAGAAGATGATGCTGAAAGATATGCTATGATGCTGTATGACGAAGAAGATGCTGATATGAGTGTTGTAGAAGTTGATGATGACTTAGCAATAAAAACATGCAGACTTTACAATTATAAGTATTGCGTTATTACCCCCGATGACATTGTGATTCCTCCAAAAAATGATAAACTTCAAGAAAATTAGATATAAAAACTTTCTTTCCACTGGAAACTTTTTCAATGAAATTGATTTTCAGAATAATAATACGAATTTAATTATTGGTACAAATGGGTCTGGAAAGTCTACGATGTTAGACGCTCTCACATTTGTATTATTCAATAAACCATTTAGAAAAATCAATAAACCTCAATTAATCAATACTACAAATGAGAGAGATTGTCTTGTTGAGATTGAGTTTGATGTAAATGGAAGAGAGTATCTAGTTCGTCGTGGTATTAAACCGAATATTTTTGATATCAAAGTTGATGGAAATCTTCTCCATAAAGAAGCAGATGATCGTGCCAATCAACGCATATTGGAGGAGAGTATTCTTAAGGTAAATTATAAATCATTTACACAAATTGTTATACTTGGTAGTAGCACTTTTGTACCTTTCATGCAACTTACAACTTCCAATCGTCGTGAGGTGATTGAGGACTTGTTGGATATTCGTATATTCTCTGCGATGAATAGTCTAATTAAAGATAATATTCGAACAAAGAAAGAGCAAATTAAATCTTTGGATATAAAGAGGGATAATCTCAAAGATAAGATGCAGATGCAGCAAGAGTTTATTGAAGAACTCGAAAGTCGTGGTCATGCGAATATTGATGTTAATGAGGTAAAAATTGATAAACTTTTAGATGAAGAAAACTCATACATGTTGAGTAATGAAGATTTGAATTATAGAATGGAAACTCTTCAAGAACAGATGAGTGATGTTACTGGTGCTCGGGATAAGTTATCAAAACTAAACAATCTTAAAGGTAAAATCTCTCAAAAGGTTGCGACCATTACCAAAGAGCATAAGTTCTTCACAGAAAATACGGTTTGTCCCACTTGCACACAAGATATTAAAGAAGAGTTTCGTTTAAATAGAATTAGTGACGTTCAAGATAAAGCACAGGAACTTAAAAAAGGTTATGAAGATCTTGAAGAAACAATCAAGTTCGAACAGGAACGAGAACGTCAATTCAATTCCCTATCCAAGGAGATTACAAAACTAACGCATGGCATTTCTCAAAACAATACTCGGATTTCCCTCAACCAGAGACAAATCAGAGATCTTGAACATGAAATTCAAACTATTACCAATA